GAGTAACAGAAGGGTAAAAGATGCCCGGCTTTCTTTGATAGTATCTAGAATCTAGAACTGTAATTTGACGGGCAGATCCATCAGCTTCCACAAGCCTTTTAATGTTCTTTGCTTTACTGATGTTTGTTTTTTCTTGTATCATAATTTAAGTTTATACTCCAAAAGACTTCTTAAGGTAAGTGGAGTAGAATGGTGTAGTAGTTTGGTAAAGTTCTCAAAGCCTAACTCTGAAGGATCTTTCTCATCCATATTAACCAGGAATACTTCTTTTCCGTGGTCTAACAGTGTCTCACAGTAGGAGAGAGCCTGTTTAAGGGCATCACTATCAAGTGCTATGAAGATCTGTTTTACTTTAGAAGACACTATCTTTTTCAATAATTTTTTAGGTAGAGTCTTTCCGAGTAAAGGAACGGCATTACGTTTAATTGCCATTGCATCAAAAGGACCTTCACATAGTATAATAGGACTCTCCCAGTTAATCAATAATTCAAAAGGAACTATGTCTTTTGAGAAAGAAGGGTTTTTATATTTGACTACCCCTGGTCCAAAGTTTCTCCCTACAAAGTAATTTAAGGTACCTGATTCATCATAGGATGGGGTAATGACCATATTATTATAACGGCCTTTATCGCAGTAGCCTAGATTGTAACGGGCAATATCTAATTTAGTTATTCCTCTTTCTTTAAGGTACCTGAGAGCTTGACGGACGGTTATGTCCTTGGTATCAGCCTGGTATAAAGGTTTATATTCTTTAGGCAGGGATAAGGTCTCTTCCTGCTTTCCTTTTTGATCATGAAAGGCGATCTTAACATAAGAACCTAATTCATCAATACGGTGCTGGGGAGCATCTATAGCACGGAATAACGTTATTAATTTTTTACCTTTCCGGTTACATACCCAGCAATGCCAGTTATTTAAACCTTCTTCATTCTCCCTAAAGTTAATTTCGAGTTTAGGTTTTCTATGATTGCAGAAAGGACAATGGTAGGAATAGTTAGCACCCGAGGTTGCTTTACCATTTCCCAAAACGTTATTTACTAGATTTACTAGTAGGTGATTTACCATACGGTATAAAGATACGAAATTAATCTTCCGAAAGCAAGTCTCTCCGGTAAAATTTACCTAAGATATTGTCATTGTAGGAATTAGTTAATAGTACCTCTTCCTTGCATTGGTAGTGTAATTCGTAATATGTTAATTCTTTTTTAGATTTGCAAAGTTTTAGGATCTTTCTTTCAAAGTTATCCTGACCTAGTTCTTTAACGTCTTCTAGAAGTTCTTTATTAGAACCCCAATAAGTTAGCCAATTTGATTCCTTGGTTACTCTTTTATGAGTCGGCTTACGTCCGGGACCAGTCTGTTCTGCTAATTCAGTCTTGGTAAGTTTCTTCTTTAGATTATTCCAGAAGACTTTTTTACCTACATAGATTCTCCCGGTGACTTTATTCTTAATCACGTATACGAATCCAAACCAGTCCTCAGGGTGGACCGGATCAATATAAATCCAATTCTGGGTCATTATTTATTTTTACAGTGTCTGGGGTTGTCTTTTGACAGGTATGGTTTTTTACAAGCTGTACCTTTAACATGCTTACGACCGCATCTATGACAGCAGGTTGCTTTCTTGGCTTTCTCTGCTAGGATTTCATCCAAAATTTCTTCTAGTTTTCTCATCGGTCTATATTAATAATTATGTTAGTATCTGTGGTGGCATTTAATGGTAACGGTTTTCCTAATTTTCCAACTGCAATTAGGTCTTGATCTTCATTATATAAACCTACTGTTGTAACGTAGGGGTTAAAATAAGAACCTGTTGCAAAATCGTAAACTGTTCCGTCGGTTGATCCAGAGATAACTGTTGGGTTTAGAGTAAAGCTGTATTCGTTTGAATCGATAGTACATTTGTATTGAGTCTCGTATAAGGTATAAGAACTAGAGAAAGAACAGATAGCTGTTGAAGAGGTAATAATATTCTCAATTAACCCTCCTGCTCCGGTATCTCCATAAGAGGCTGTTCCGTAAGCTCCAACTCCGTAAGTAGCACCTGCCCCAATTCCTGCTTGGTCTAGAGTTAGTAAAGCAAGTCCATGTTGATATATTATATTACCTATATAATTACTATTGGCATATAATCCCCCATTTCCATCATCGGTAATACTTCCAGATTCTGCACTAATACTGAAAGTGCCTGGTTGTATTCTTTCTCCGTAGAGTCTAGTAGGTATTGAAATAACACCTATAGTAGCATTTGATTCAGTAGGAAAGTAATGCTGGGTTCTTAATGTTGTCTGTATGTAGTTTTCAAATCGTCCTGCTGAAGAAGCTGATCCTAACCTAATATCTCCTGTTTCATCTAATCCAGGTACTATAAAAGATTCTGCTGGAGTATCTCCATAAGAAGAGCTAAGGTAGTTTGAATAGTAAAGTTGCTTGGTTGAATTATAAACAAGTTCTTGATCCAGTCTTTGAATTTCTCCAGTTTGTGGATTAGATCCAGAAGTAAAGAAAGTAGATTGAATATTCTTTCCTAAATACCTATCAATACCAACAGTAGATCCAGTCAAGGCAGCTGCTCCAGAAAAGGAGAAGCTTTTATTAACCTCAAACGGAGTGACTATTAAGTCGGAAGATAGAAATTTCTTGAAAGCACCCATTCATTTTAGAAGTCTAATTTTACTCTAACTAAAGCTTCTTTTGTGAAGTCCTTTGTTAACGGCTTGGATAATTTAGCTACTGCAAGCAGTTCGTTGTTATCATTATACAATCCAACAGTTGTCATATAAGTTTGTGGAGAATTAATAAACTGATTATAAAGCACATCTCCGGTAGAACCTGATATGAAAGATGGATTTTCTGAGTAATTAAATTCTGCGTTTCTTGTTCTAACGTAAACGTAATCAGAGGTTACTGTTTCTTCACTGTTTAATTGGAAAGAAGATCCTGTTTCAACTGCTTTGTAGAATGTTTCTATATTTTTACCGTCTGAATCGTTTGATCTAGAAGGTGTTAAACTCATATCGGCTGTGAGTGCTAATGGATTAAATAACATTACTCCTACATCAGGTAAGAATAATCCATATGATCCAGAAGCTGTAGAATATCCATTTGAATTAACTCCAGTAAAAGGAGTACCGTTGGAACCAGATACAATCTGATAAACTCTACCGCAATCTAAATAAGTATCTACAGAGGTTACTCCTGAATTATCAGTTAAGTTTAATGTTCCTGATCCATTGTTTAATGTAATATTGAATGTACCTTTTAGAAGGTGTTCTTTATATCTTGCCCTTTCTACAGAAATAGCCCAGAAATCTGAAGAGCTTATTCCTCCGAATATAAACGAAGCATTTTCATCTCCATAAACTAAATTACGGTATTGACCGTAAACTGTTCTTGTAGGAGAATTAGTTGCTACTAAGTCATTAAATAAAGCGCTCCCGGATCCTTGCTCATTACCGTAAGCAATTGCAAATTGAACTGCTGCATTACTTAGAGCAGATCCAGTTTGGTATACGTTTTTATAATAGCTATCATTTGTCGATGTAGCTGAAGCAGTATAAAATTCAGTTAAGGTTGGGGTATTTGTTGACCAGGCAGTTGCAGTAACTGAATCTGCACTTACTAAAAAATCTTCTGGGTCTAATCTCTTAAATGACATGCTTTAATTAGGTTGTTTTAGTTACTGTAACTGGTATTGAAATTCTAGCTCCGGAATCTCTTCCTACTACTTGTAAGGTTGCTGATAGGCTAGTATTTCCTCCGAATAATGTATTGACTGTTGTAGCAGTAAGGTTTAATGTAGTTCCAATCACTGTCTTAGAAACGTTAGTTCCAATAGTCTGTGTTTGGTTTAATTGAGCTGCTGCATCTGTGTTGATACCTACCCCGTTAAATGTATTAAATGCTCTTACATCTGAGACTGTAAAGGTATATCCAGAGCTCTCAATCAATGATGTTTGTGATAGGTAGTTTAATGTCTGTGGTGTAATTGCCAGACTTGCACCTTGCTTAATTCTTATTGCAGAATACCCAATATCAAGAACTGGCATTCTAGCTGTTCCTCTTGGTAAGGTTACAAGCTTATATTTCATTATTTGAGTCTCATCAGGAAATGCTTCCAGCAGTGGCATGTTTTCTAAAGCCTCTCCGTAGAAAGCTGATCCGGATGGATGTGTTGGATTGTAGAGAGTGTAATCAATCTCGTCATCCGATAATGCAAATTGTGTGATGCTGAAAGAACCGTCTCCTCTGGCAAGAAGCTCTCTACCTTTCTTAGTCAGGATAGCATCAACTGTAACTGCTGTATTATTTAGGTATCCCATAGTTTATTATAAATATATCAAATTAAATTCTTTTCGGCAAAGTCTTTTACAATAGTATCAAAGTTATTTTTTAACTGTCTGCTAGGGTATTTAGGTACTATAAAACCAGGCCCTGCAGGACGTACTGTATTACTGTTAACCATTATGAAGTTTGGATTAACGGTGTTTCTTCTGATAGCAAAGTATTGTATGTTTACTGCCGTAGTATTGATTGGTCTGTCTAAGGTAACATATATACCTCTTGTTGGGCTTAGATATTCTTCTATATTTGTAACTAGGTAAATTCGTCCTTCGTTACCTTCAAACCTAATCTCATCATAAATCTGTAAATCAAATGCAATCGGGTTTGGAAATCCGCTACCTGAAACAGGTACTTGTCTGTAAGCTCCTCCGTAAGCTGCTCCTAATTCGGCAGATGAAGTTAAAACTGTAGTTGTTACGCTTCCGGTAGTCCAGTATGGAGTTGTAACTTCTGAGATTTCTGTTATTGGATCTAAAGATAGATCAGAATCATTTATAGTAAATTGATGGTTAGACCGTGCTTCCATGTATATTTCATCACCTTCTTCAAGGTATGTTGATCCACTTACAATAATATTTTGACTACCTCCTCCAACAACACCAGAGATTGTTTTTATTCCTAGGGTCTCTATACTTGGCCCACTTACATCTTTATATAAGGTTAGGGTTAGATTAGCTGATGAGGTACTATCGTTCTGTATTACACAACTGGCGGTATAGGTGGCTTCTAATGGTGATGTTTCTTGAACTGTGTATTTGTGAGTTGTTGTGTTAAACCCGTTTGCTTTATCTACATTTATAGTATCTAAAGGTACTATTTGATCTACCCCTCCTGGGAATGATCCGGTGAAGTATGTATACCGTACGTATAAATCATAGGGTTTATTATTTGCACCAGGTACTAGTTCAAAGGACATAGTTGAATAGAATCCGTTAACTAGATAATCGTTTCCGAGAGATCCAGTATCTGAGTATAATATGGTCTGTACCTGGTTTAGAGGTTTATACACTGTGGCGGTTTCTCTAATAAATTTTTCTGTCTCTGTCTCTGTGCTTTGAAAAGTTACTATATCAACCTCAGAGTTTTGAGTAAATGCTTGGTTAGTATTTAAGAAGTAGGAAGAAGATCGATCAGCATTAGGCTGTATTAATTCTCCCTCTTCATCTATTAAGTATAAGACCTTAAAGTTAGCAGAGCCTTCTCTTCCTGCTAAACTAGACCCGGCATATTGGTAATAAGCCATGTAGGAAGTTTGTGCTCCTGCTACGACTTCCCTACCTTCATTAAAGTCTGGTGTAGTTTGTTTAGTTCCTCCAAATCTTGCTTCAAAAAATGCTGATTTATTATCGTAATTTGAATCCTGTATCTGAGCATATAGAGCTGATTGGCTTATAATAGGTCCGAAGTTACTTGGGTTTAGAGCACCGTTTGTATAGTCTACGTCAAAGTATTTACTAGATACTCTGTTGGAATATACGTTGTTGTAGATTGCGTTATAGTCTGAAAATTCGTTTAGGTTCCCTGGGAAGTTTTGCTGTGCATAAACAGTGGGATCTAGGTAATAGGTTGAACTAGCGGCTAAATTCTGAACATTAACCCTCCAGTAACTAGCTGTTGTTAATCTTGCTGTACTATTAGAAGGATTATCGTTTTCTGCATAAAGGTATTCTGCGGTGTAAACTGATCCTGATTTTAATTCAAAATTTCTAGTAATTCTATTAATTAGAATATCATCGTTTCCATTATCATCAAAACTGGTATCAATAACGTTACCATTTTCTTTAAGGTAGATTGTCAACTGCGAGTCTTCAGGACTAGTAGCATTTACAAATACCCCTGTTATGAATAATTCTAAATCTACTATAACGTCAAACGCTGGTGTATATTCAAAAGTACTATTATCGTAGTAGTCGATAGCTGGTGTTTCTAGGGTAAATGGTAGCTTACCTGTTGCTGGGCTTCCTAGACTTGCTGTTATACTATTAATTGTAGATGCAAATTCTGCATTTAGATTTTGTAAGTCTGGTATTGAAACTCTATAAGCTTCTCCTAATAAAGGATTATCTTGTAACTTACCGTTAACTACGTCAATTACTGATCCGGAATATTCTCCGTTGTAAAATTCTCTTTCAGAAGATTCAATTGATGTTACCAGTCCTTCCGGGGTTAGAATAGAGGAAGTCCATGATTGGTTAATATCTATCCAGTCATTAACTGCTCCTGCAGGACCACCTGTGAAAACCTCTATAGACCCTGTTTCATAATCTCTTGCTTGCGCTTTGATTGAGGCTGAGTATTCAGGCCTAGTCCAGCTTGCATCTGCTGCTCTCTGACGGTTTCTTTCTAGTAAGGTTGGTTTAATAATTGCTCCAGTTGCTGCACCGGTACGGGCAGGAATGAAGTCCTTAACCATCTTAAATAATGAGTTATCATAAAACTTAATCAGTCTTAGGTAATCATTTAGATCGTAAGATTTAGAATACTTCTTAAAGTAGTCAAGTCTTAGAGCATCTAAATCAGGATAGGTATAGCTAGAAGACATTATCTGTCTTACATCGCCGATATAATCTCCAATGTTAAAATAACCTATTTGATCTATAATATCATCGTTAATTTCATTTTGAGGAGAAAATCCAACTTCTAAGTAATTTGTATCTCTAGTATATTTTTTAGTTGTAGGAGTATTTTGAACCAGGCTTCTTTGATTAGATAAAGTAGTTCCATAAATACCGTTATCATCCAATCTAATTTTATCTGAGATTCTATTTCTAATTCCTACAGCTGGTTGATCGTAGAATGCTATTTGTGTATTATTTGAAAAAGATGCGGTTGTTTCGAAACCGTTATCTAATCCAAAACCAAATGATGCTGTTTGATTCTGCCCGGATGCTTTTGGGTGTATTGAGAAAGAAGCCGTGTAAAGCTCTCCTCCTAATGCTGCTCTAAATGCTAATTCGTCAGGTCCTGAATTTATAGAATTACCTTCTATTGAATTAGGATTCATTACAAAGTCATCAAAAACAGACTCTGATAATACTGTAGTATAGTATCTGAATTCTTGAATTGATCCGGAGAACTTACTATAAGTATCCATCGAATCTCCAATAAAAGACCATCTTCCAGTTTTAGAACTAGTCCAATTAGAAGTGATAGCGTTTAAAGAAGCTGAGCCTTGAAAGCCTATCTCAGTTCCTGTATCTCCATTGTAGATGCTATTTTTAGCATAAACATTATAAACGCTAGCAGATCTATTAACCATAACAGACCACCATCCTCCATCATAAAACGGCAAGTAAACACTTGCTGATTGAGTAGTATCTGTATAGTCTGGGAAGAAGGTTAAAGTTCCATACTGGTAGTAAGGATCAACTACTGATCCGGAATAAGATCCGGAAGTACCTGCTGAACCTGTATATGTTAATACAGTGTTCATATAAGTTGTTCCTCCTAAAGTATTCTCCATAGCCCATATAGATTGTGAGGCATTAGTAGGACCTGTTGAAGGTGTTACTTCTTCTGCTTTAAATCTAAATGCTACTGTTGATGCAAAATCATCAGGGCTATTCCAATCAGAATTTAAAGACCAAAAAGCTTTAAGTGCTTGATCGGTACCGTTAAAATCTGCTTTTTTGCTATATTCTCTCTGCCAGTAATCCCAATCGTTTGAGTTGTCTTTATCCTTTCCTCCGAATTCAGAGATTCTTAAAATAGTATCTGGGATACCGTATGCATTTATTAATAGTCTTAAACCGGCTAAAGTTCCTTTCTTTTTAACTAGAGCTGGTAAGTTGTGGTATAGTCTTTTATAGATTGATTTATTTAAATCATCTAAAGGAATTACTTCATTAGATGCACTTACTATAGTCTCAACGTATTCAATCCCGGATCCTGTTACCGGGAGAGTAGTTGAAATGTTAGGTAGTGGTAAGGTAGATCCTGAGGGTGTTAATCCTAATAAAGCTGTATAAAGATCATCAGTTGAGAAATTATTTTCGTATAATTTAACTCCGAAAGATCTTAAAGTATCTGCAACCAAGTCTTTTGATATACCGTAATCAAGTCTATTATCAGCATTGTATTTTTCTGTTATAGCTTGAGTGTAGAGATAAAGGTTATCAAAATGCTGTCCTATCATCTCTATAAAGAGTTCATAAGGAGCGTTATCAGAATCCTCTCTAATATATTCTGGTATAGAATAAACTAAATTGTCTTGATTTTCATTATCGTAAATTGAGGCAGATTGCAGCTGCCCGGTTCCGTCTAGTCCTGCAGTTCCGTACCAGGATATAACTTCTGCCGATCCTGTAGAGGCTAAAGTATAGGGCTGGGTTGAGTTTGTTTTAGGCCAGGCTTTAGATCCGGATTCATAATATAGGTAATAGTCATAACCGTCAAAGTTAGTTATGATACGGTCTATTTCTCCCTGTAGAGTTGCAATACTCTGCGATTGTTGGGTTGTTGGAGTAGTAGATCCGGTGATCGTATTTATGTCGTTCTGGTAGCTTTCTATTAAAGATGCTTTATAGTAGAAATTCTCTAATCTCTGGGTTGCTGATGAAAAGTTTACAAAGTTTGAGTAATCTGTATAGTCTATATTTAGTTCAATTCCTTTCTCTTGAAGTAGAGAATTAAGTTGTGATTTTGAACCGGTTAAATATGTAAAATTTAATTCAGCTTGACTTTTATATTCTGTTGAACTAGAAGCGTCTTTCTTTCTTTGTACATTTAGGTTAGGTCCTTTAAGCTGTATAGTGGTGTCAATCGGGATTATTACTTTAGTATAATCTACTTCATAAGCTACAGGATCAGCTACTCTTAACTGTATCCAAAAATTTGATTTTTCTTGAAAGTCTACTGGTAAAGGTAGATATAATTTAATCTGTAAAGTACCTCCTACTTGTCGTAAATCTAAACCGATAACACTTTGATTTTCTCCAAAGTTTAGGTAGAATTCTTCAAAGTATGTTGAATTATTAACTTCTGTTAGAAAATCTTCCGTAAGAGATGTTAATTCTTCTTGTGAGAGGTTATTAGTTTTAACTACGATTTCTTTCCTATCTCCTGATATTGAATCTATATAGAATCTAGAGTTTGTAGAAGAGAGGAATTTATTACGTACAAAAGTATAATATGCAAAGTATTTTCCTGTAGAAGGTAGTTCAGCTAATACGTCTGCTTCAGGATCTAAATCTACAGTTTTTAGTGTATTTTCTGTATTAGTTGCAGTACTCTCAGAATCAGTACGCCATTGTACATAATTATAATCCTCTGTTAATAGGAGTTCATTCTGGTCGTAGAGATAATATTCAACGGTATCTGTGGCAGTATTTAAAAGTACTTCGACTTCTTGGTTAGTGATTAGGGTACTATCTGCAGGTGAGATGGTCTGTAATTCGAAATTCTCTGCTGGGATTGGTGTTGTTATTATCTTATCCATTTACGCTTCCACTAATCGTTAAATTAAAAATTAATTCTTGCTGTTCTAAAACTGTCTCTCTCAAACCATTAACTTCTTGAATTAATGCATCTATCTCTTCGTTATTTTGTTGATCTCCGATATACTGTTGACTAGTTTTAATTAAGTATTCGTGACTATTATTATCCCCTGTTTCTGGTATACTGTAGAATAACTGGTTGTAGTAATTAAAAAATTCATCTATACTCGGAAGAGCTTGAGCGGGTGTAGTCTCTTCAGGCAGGGAGCTATTTACAGTATTCTTAAATTGATCCTTACTGTATACATTTTTATATAGTCTAACTTTAGCCATTTATAACTTTAAAGTAGTAATTATCATCTAGAATTAAAGTGCTATTGTCTACAGTAGTTTTGATTTGAACTTTATAATATCTTTCAGGTTCTAAACCTGCCATATAAAGATCAAAATAACTTCCATTAGAGTCTGCACTTAATTTAGTATAAGTGTTATCGAAAGGAATTACAACTTCATTTGTATCTAAATCTCTAATACTGTAGTAACTTGCTTCCGGTAGTGAGTAGTTTGTAGTATTTAAAGAGCTGGTTGTAAATACTCTAGTTGGGTATTGAGGTCTTGCATCTACTCTAAATCTTTGTACGGATCCTGAATAGTATTCTCCTGTATTATTTCTTAAAGAAACTGCAAGCTCAGATGTAGATACTGTTGTACCTGGATTATAGTTTGAATCGTCCCATTTGATTATTAATTCCGGTGGGTAGATTGTATTAGTATCTACTGAGAAGTATTTTAATTCAGTTCTGTAAGCTGTATCGGTTGAAAATTCAAAAGAATTAGCCTGTTTAACTAAGAAGCCGTAGTTACTAATACTCTGCGAATGCCAAGCTTTAAATATGTCAGTTATACTAAAGGTAAGATCAAAGTCATCATCTCTATATCCAAGAGTTGTACTAGCAGATAAAGCAAGTCCGTCTGCAGAACCTGTCCACCAGCATCCTCCTCCGGGATTTGATGAAGGATAAGATCCTGTAGCTCCTGCTGGTATATTTCCAATCCATTCAAAACTTCCTGATTGTGTTGAGTATTTCCAAGAAGTTCCATTGGTAGTTTGAGGATCGTCTAAGTATTTACCGGTTCCGTTATTCCAAGGTAAGGCAAGTGAAAAAGCATCTAGAGTAATATCGTGATTTAAACCTTCAACTTTTGCCATATTTAATTTTAGATCTACAGCAAAGCTTGATGTTCCAACAAAGTTATTTTTGATGTTGTTCATCTCTGTTGAATCGAATTCAACGACTGTACGAGTTACCTCAGGAGTGGTTCCATCTTTAGCAGTAAGAGTAGTCATCTCTAAGATCTCATCGATCCCAGTATTCATTGACGGGTACTCACTGTATAGGGTTGCGTCTTTACTTGGGAAAAGTTTGTATACTGCCATTTGTTATAAATATAAATTATAAAGGAACTACTCTCCCTTTAATGTCTGTATTTGGGAACTTAACTTCAAAGATCATAGGATCTAAAGAAGGGTATACTACGTTATTGATTGTAGCTCCTTCAACATCATAACTATAGTTGCTGTAATTACCTCCTGTTTTATTTGGAATTGTAATATTTTTAACAGTCTGAACGCCGTCTACTTTATCTAAAGCTATATAAAGATCTCTTAATACTATAGGTTCATTTATCTGCCATTTATCTATGTCAAAGTATTCCTGCAATACTGATATACATTCTCTTAACACTAAATTATTATTGTAGTTAGGGTAAGTTATTATTTCAAAATCAACTCCTATATTAACTACATAACCATCTTTTATTTTAACAGAATCATTAAGGACTCTATACTGGGCTAGATAGGTTCTTAAATTATCTTTTAATGTATTAGAGGCATCTGTAAGATTTCCATCAGTATCGTATGAAAGTATAAATAAACTCGTAGATGATGGAACTTCACCAGGAAGTAAATCTTCTACTTTTTCTGGTTCAGCGTATGCTTTAGCAACAGTTCCGTATAAAGCCGGCATGCTTAAAGCTCGAATCATATAATCATCTGCAGTAACCGTTCTTAGCTGATTTTGATAGGTGCTTAAAGTATTTTGTCTTATTTGATCTATAGAATCTCCCCCTGATCCTCCGGTTGCTTTAAGAGGATTTGTAGCAGCGAGTGAATCTAATGTTTCTTGAGCTAGAGCACTACTACCTACTGTTGCGTTATTGAATGTTACGTTAGCAGAAGATATTGTATCGATTTGTCCTTCGTCTAAGTTTGATGCAACTCCTCCTCCGGTATAGTATCTAATAGTTAGTGTAGTATTAGTTGGAGCAATTCCATAGGCATTGGTAAAAATAAAGTTAGTTGGTGAAAAGGCAGTAGTAAGTTTATCTTTCTCAAAAGGTAAACCTAGTCCTACGTTATTTGGATTAGGAACTATGTCTTCATCGGTATCATCATTATTACCGGCTCCAAATTGAATCTGGAGAGTATTATTTGCGGTTACTCTTGTTGCAAATCTTCTTTGAGTTTGTTTTAACTGTAGAAGGTAAGGAACTTCTCCTGAGTTTTGGTAGTTATTAGGATCGTTTGGATTTGTATTTTTTAAGGTATCAAATACCATATCTTGAGCTAGATGATCTACTTCATACCATTTATTACCATCTGAATCGGTTATATCTAGTATACCTAAAATATTATCTGCAGTAAGTTCTATTGTTGGGAAAGCGTTATAATTTCCGAAAGTAGTTTCTTGAGTTTGTATAGTTGCGGATATAGCTTTTACTGTCTTTTTAAGTAGGTATGTCTCTGGATTAGATCCGTTAAAGGTGTATACTGAAACTTCTGTTGGATCTTGGCTGCTGGAGAAATTAAAATTGACAATATCCTGTGTTAGGAATTGAACTCCGGTATTTGTAGTGGAGGATAGTATTGTATTACTTCCAATTGTAAGTCCGTAAGAGAGGTCAGGTTGATTTCCAATAGCGGGGACTGTTTGATAGACGTTGATTGTGGTGGTGGCAGCTGTGCTTATTTTTGGTTTATATCCAAACATATAAGCGAGTTCGTAGATATTGTTACGTTGAGTTGCGCTTTGTAAGAATGTTTCTTGTATTTGGTTGTCGAGATAGAAGGATAAAACATCACCAATGTAGGATGCTTGCTCCATAAATAACATCCCTGGGGATGATGGAGAGAAGTCATTATACGTCTGTGGGAAGTAAGTTCTGGTGTATTCAATTAACTCGTTTCTAAAGTCGTTAAAATCTCTACCAAGGTATTTTATATCTCTTTTTAATGCCATTTCTTATAATTGTATATTCAACGTTTCAGGAATTCCAGAAGTAATACTTTTATATGTTAGTTCAACTTTAATCTCATTTGAATCTTCTTTACCGTATACTTGTAAGTCTACTACTTGTATAGTAGGAAAATAACTGTAAATATCATCAGATATTTGTTTCTGTAAAGTATCTAATGTTCCTTCTGTTATGCTTTCAAAAATAGTTCTTTTTATACTACTCCCGTAATTAGGGTTAAGGAATCTTTCCCCTTTACTGGATAAGAAGTAGTTTTTAAGATTTGATTTTATTTGATCAGCAGTAATATAAGTAGAATTGAAGACAGCAGGACCGTTAAAAGGTAGACTAACACCGACTCCGGTACTAGGGTTAAGATCTATAGGTTCTTTATTTGCTATCCTAAATGCCATCTATCTTATTTTTTTATCATTCCCATCACCTGGTCAAGAGATACTTCTCCTGGAGGTAATGCAGATCCTTCACCGGCTGTGTTAGCTGATGCCGGGGGCTGGTAGCCTGGTCCGGCTCCAAATCCTTGAGCGTTAGCCGAAGTCATGTTTAAATTTCCGTTTCTTGATTGGGCCATTCCGTCTAGTAGAGAGGAGTATTTCTCTCTTACAGAAGGTCCTGTTTGAGTTGGAGCTGCTGCCGGTTTTGCTGCCGGTTGAACATTCTCCGTTACAACTTGTTTAGGTGCACGAACTGCCTCTAGAAGAATGTCTTTCATTTCCTCTTGGATAGCTTCTTTAACAGCTTCTTTGATTAATTTCTTTAGAGCGTCTGTTTTCATTATTTATAAATATTTGTTTAGTTTGGTTTTAAATTTTGAGAGTCTATAATGAATTTTACCTGGTCTAATAAGACTTGGTCTAGGGTAGTAAAAGATAATGGAGTTTCTACTAAAATAATTCCTTGATCGTTTTTTGCTACTGCCTTTCTCCTAGTTACTGTACTCGAAAAAGGTTCCTCTATAATTTCTAAAGTAAAACCTTGATAGTCACTTTCTCCTAAAGGTACTACAGGGTTATATACTTCATTTAAATTTTTTATATCGTTTGATACAGGAGTTACGGTTTCTCCACATTTCTCTAGTAATCTGTCTAATATATCAAGTGGCCCTAATAACTTTTTAAGAGCTTGGGAAGATAATGCTATATACATCAATCCATTATCAACTACTGCTTTTAGTTTAACTAATTTAGGTTGTCCGAGAGTGGAGAATAATATTAAATCTACTATAGCAGAAACATCTGATAGTGTTGAGGTTACGATACCAGGTACTCCTGGTGGGGAGGGTATTATTTTAGAAGCTTGAGATGTCAGACCTCTAAGGGTTTTTAATAGTTTGCTTGCATTTATTTGACCGGAGAGGAAGTCGCTTAGACGGTTAATAGATGTGTTAGTTAAGCTGTAATAGGCACCTAATTGAGTCAATTGCTGATTAACTGCGTTTCTAACTCTAACAGCTTCTTTTAAAGTTTCTTGGTTTGCGCATGACTGCTCTTCGATAAAAGCTTGTACTGTCTCTTCCCCTCGAGACTGAAGTTCTCTTAAATCTTGGATATTAGGTAGATCTAAACTTATAAGAACATTGTTTAAAACACCTAAGTTAGCTGATACAAAGTTTATCGCTTTTTTTAGAATTAATTGATTTAGTTTTTCTTGACCGGATTGTTGTTGATCTTTAGGAAGATCCCTATCAAAATTAAATTCCCTAGGGTCTTTAGAACCTACATTAAGGGTATATGCTTTCTCTTCTTCCCGTTGCTTGGAGCGTCTTTGTTTAGTTTGTTCCGGGGTTTCTATTACGGGAGGGGGTATGGTAGGGGGTTCTACTGAGTCGAAGGTAAGATCAGGCGGTGCTAATTCATTTAAACCTAAAGCATTCCAAGTAAATGCTCCAACTATTCCATCAACTCTTAAGTCTTCTCTACTTTCTTGAAATTTAATAACAGCTGCTTGTGTGAGAACTCCATATTTTCCATCTACCTCAAGGGAACTTCCTGATTTTTCATTTAAAGCTCTTTGGATTCTTTTAACATCCTCTCCCGTACTGCCGAATTGATATTCTCTAACACTCATGATTAAACTATAAACGTATCGTCAGACTTAATGGTAGATGTATTTAATGCTTGAACTTTTGCTAGATTCTCTATAGCAAATTTCTGCAAAGATGCAATCGGAACTGTACCAGTCGCTGTTACACAGGCTTGAGTTAAAGCTGTTAAGACTTCTAAGATATCTTGAAGTAGTGCCTCGGTGGAATCTCCTTTTAAAGCTGGTTGTAATTCTTCAGGGTTTCCGGATCCTAGATTTACTCTATTTGCATAAACAGTAAATGCACCAGTCATATCCATATTAACTGTTTCTCCTGTTATATGTACTTTAGGAGATGATGCAATAATAGAATCTCTACCAAATAAACCTACTCTATTTGAATTTAAGATAACTTGAGGCTGTATAAATTCTTTTGGGTCTTCTGGTGCTCCTCCTTCGTAATAACTAGTATTAAGATATACCGGGGTAGTTATGTTGATTTTCTGAGTAGAGGTTAGGTAAATAGAGCTATTATCAGCGTTTATTTCTTCTAATGTATTCCATGCTCCACTATTAGAGAATCTACCGTTACTTAAAAGTATTATAGGGTCTCCTACATTTCCTACAGAGGACCAGTTAGTTTTACTTTTATCTTTATTAGTTGAACCAAATCTCATAGAATTACCCCAACGCCCCTGTATGGTGGCATCTCCGGCAAAAGGAACCAGTGGAAATACTGTTGCTTTTTCTTGAAAACCGGATCTATATGTTAAAGATGTTGGTTTCGATCCAGGTTTATTACTTGCACCCTGTTCTACTGTCTGGTATCCTTTTTTGTCAGTATCTGGGTTGTATTGATCTCCTTCAAATACTTCATTAGGATTGTTGTTACAGTGAGGATTATTCCATACGTTAACTGGGGGTAGGTAATAATAATCTCGAGTACTTGTATCTGTACTAGTTTTCCTGCTTCCATTAGTTATTACAGTCACCACTTCTCCCTCTACAGGTGGATTTGATAGAGATGCAAAGAGCGGTAATGCAAAAGGTAGAGAGTTTAAACTAGCTTCAGAGTTAGGGGTACTAAGAAATTCGAATGCTATACCTCCTAAACTTGCTTCTTTACCATGTTCTTCATAAAGTGTAGGATAACTCTCACTATCTAATACTACTGCCTTTACTCGACCGCTTATAACAGAAGTACCTGTGGAGGAAGTTCCTCCTGGTTTACGAGTTTTTGAATTATCTTTTACACCAAATGGCATTACTCTTTATCTCCTTCAGGTAGTTCTTTAGGGGGCTGTTGATCGTTTTGAATATTTTCAATTTCTTTTAGAAGCTGCTCTCTTTCTTCATCAGATATACCGTATCCATCAGCTCCTGAGTCTTGGTTTTGGAAGATCCTTTGAAGTATAGTTGCAACCTTAACTAGTTGATCATCATTTTTAACTCCTATCTCCATATATTCCTTAATTAAAGGAACAATAATAGTTGCATCACCGGTATCCTGTATTAGAGGTTGCAGTTCTCCGATTAAACCAGAGATCTGTCTTTCTTTACGTTTTTGATTATCGTAAATCTCCTCCAACAGGTCGGCATATTTTTTATCTTTAAAAATTAATTTATCTAGACTCATAGAGAAATACGTTTTTTATAAATAGAATCCTATTAGATTCTGAAGTCTGTATAACCGTGCTCTAGGTAATGTAGGTAGTTATTTTTATAGATATCCCCTAATTCGTTAGCAACTTTAGTAATTTTTGGGGTTTTAACATCTACTATCTCTCTGATATAAATGTAAAGGGCTTTTTTATTAAAGATTGAAATACTTTCCCTCTTTCTAAAGAGTTCTAAGATTGCATCGGCAATCCGGGCATCTTCTTCTTTAGGAAATAAAGAGTAAATATGTTCACTACAGAAATCTACATACTCATCTAAGAATTCAGATAATTCATCAACGTGATGTACTCCGGAAGTATGTCCATCTTCAGACATATCAGGTAATTCACCATGAGTCCATTCTCCTTCTTCTTCACGGGCAATATTATCTAAAGATAACATCTGCATCCTCTTCTTATAGTTCTTTTCATTAGATGCTATAAGGTAACGCTTGGCTACAGTTCCGAAATAGGAATAAGCCTTAGCTCCTTTAGATGGATCAAATAGGTGTAATTTACTTAATAGGAAAGTTACCACTTCATGCTGTAAATCCTCTAGATTAGATTCTTCTGTGTAATAGAATTTAAAGGTATGAATTAGATTTTGTGTTAACTTAAAAAAGGGATAGTCTAACTCCTCCCTATAAATCTTACTACGAACTTCTGGATCTGGTTCGTTGTTATATCTAATAATAGCGTCTTCTGTATCTGAGGTAAAGTAATTTTTACTTTTCGGTCTCCTCTTTTTCTTTTGCGGTTCCATCTTCGGTGTTAATTAATCTAAAATTGTTTAACCTTGATTGTATATTTAGAACCTGCTCAAAGAACCATCCGATTTCATCATCAGATTTAAAAGTACCTTTCTCATCTATTTTATTAAGTCTGGTAGCTGAATGTTCTATGATCTTTGATAAAGAGTCCATGTAGCTTAAGTAACTAGCTAGGACGTCTTCCTGTCTTTCATTCTTACGAAGAAGGTTCCAAGTTGTGAAACCTAGAACCAACGTCGTTGTAGAAAGTATTATAACTGCTATAAGCATTTTTTTTAGTCGTTAAAGAAATTATCCATTACGTTTTTCAAACCTTCGGACTTAACATTACCTAAAGCTTTATTTTTAGCTTTCTGCTGATGTGTTACCGGGCTTGAGGCTTTCTTCTCCATTTTAAAGTTTTTAGATTTAGGAGCGTCCTCTTTTCCTCTCTGAGTCTCAATAACGGATGCCATCAAGTCTGCCTGGTGTAGAATATAAACAATGGCAGATTTAGGCTTACTTTCTGGAATTCTGGATATTAGATAAGGCTTATTAGCTTCATCATATAGTCCGTCATGAGTTCTGATAGCTAGCATTTCGTTTAATGTGTAACGAATACCGGCTTCTTGTAAAAGGAAAAGAGAACGATCAGGGATTGTCATGAACCCTACTTCCCCGTTAAACGTATAGAGTTCTCCTAAATTTCTTTTTCTCCAATCATCCTGGGAAGGTACATAGAGATTGTTTGATGAATCTCCAACCTTACCTAAATCATGGTTAATAGCAGCAAAGACAAGTTCCTCTTTAGTAAAGGTAGTCATATCACAACCTTGAGCTTCCCAGAGATCACATTGAGCTAAAGCACAGCGTACAACACGGTTAACATGCTCTACATATCCTCCAGGGAAACAGTTGTGAAACTTGGTAGTGTGAGCGGCAGGCATTAAGACAAAACGTTCTTCGTTAGTCTTATAAAAATCTAGAAGGGCCTGCTTACGAGGATCGGAAATATGAGTCTCAATGTTAGAGAGAAACTCATTCCAATTTTCTTGTATTTGTTCTGCTGTAAGGTTCATAAGTTAAATATACGAACGAAAACGGTTAATTGCCACCTACTTCGTTAGGACTTTTAGGTTCAAGTTGAACGTAAGATTTAACTTTCTCTAAACGTTCATCTGCTTGATCTAAGGTAGCCATAAATTCCTTTATTGACTCCCCCCTTTGTACCATACGTCTTAAAGTCTTTAATTGACTCTCTAATACATCTACATTGTTAATTATAATATCTCTATATCTCATAGTTTTTATATCTTGTTTTATCTTTGGGTTTTATCAAACCCCCATGATATTAAGATACTCACGAAAAACTATAAAGGCAACTTATTTTGAGAAAATTTTATAAAATCTTGAAATTTCTTTATAAACGCACACTTTTCATACTCTTCTCGTTCGGTAAAGAACTCAATAGTCATATTACAAGCTTGTAAGAAATCCTCTCCGGTCTTATCTAAAAGTACTTCAACGTGTAGAGGATCATCAAGATTAATTTGAGCTAAAAAAGATAATGCCCGGTTATAAATCATAAACTTATTAAAGTGTTCTTGTTCTGAAGCGGTTACTTTACGTTCAATCTCTTGAAAGAACTTCATTATATCTTTATTAACTTCTTCTCCTCTAAGAACCATACGGGTAAACATTCCTACTAGAATTAATGGATGCTCTGAGATCTCAATCCTTCCCGGCTCTTTTTCAAAAGAGTCTGAGGATCCGGAAGTATCTCCGAACAGTCCAAATATATTATTAGGATCTATGCCCACTTATATAAATATAATATAAAAAGAAAGGGAAGCCAACGCCTCCCTCTCAATTACTATAATTAATCCCTGGTTATTTCAAAATTATATTCTTATTGAAGTATGTGATTGTGTTTGCAAGCTGACGTACTAGCTTCTCATCACCTAATTCTTTAGCTGCTCTATAAGCATCTGTAAGCTCATCAAAAGCATCCTTAGCCTCATCAGATCCAGCGTCTAAATCTAGATCACCTTCCATATCCATATCGACATTATCATCAGCAGCAGGCTCTTTAACAGTTTCTTCATCTTCAATTTCAACCTCATCTCCAGCTTCTTCTTTATCTTTTTTAGCCTCTTCTAAAGGATCACCTTCATCACCCATAGGCACAGCAACCGTGTCATCATTCTGCTCTTTATCAGCATCATAGTACGATTCCTCCTTACCAGGTAGAGTCTTAACAAGATCCATTATGTAATCAAAGATATCATCATCTTCAAAGCCTTCCATTTTAAGATCTCTAATGATACTTCTAACAGTTTTAACCAACGTAAACTTAGCATTTTGATCTACTAAAGAGTCCATCCTATTTATAGCATCAGGAAAAGCTTCAGTAACAGCTCCAGTTTTCATTAACTTCTCATTAACCTTAAACGTCACTTCAGAACCCTTGTTACTTTTAAGTTCAAGAAAGGGAAATGCTTTTAGAATATCATCCGCTAATCCCTTAAGATCGCTCACAATCTTAGCAATTAGTTGTTGTTGCTCATCGTAGCCTTGATCTCCTCTACTTTTAGGCATCCCAAAATACCCTTGAACTACTATTTTATCATTAAAAAGTGTAACACTATAACTACCTTTTCCACCTTTACCCATAATATTTTTAGCTCCTTTCTCACTACCGTGAATATGTAAACTCACATCATACCCACCTTTCTTAATAAAGGAGTAAATCTGTTTTGCAGCTCTACTTAGATTTAAGTTAACAGCTTCATCTAAATATTGACCGCCGGGTAAGTTATGCGGGTCAGCAAGTTCGTCTCTAGGATCATCATCATGAGACATCTCCGCTAAGATAGCATCTTTGATCATCTTCTTAGCTTCCATTTTGGTCATTTTTTTCTTGTGCATACCCTCGGTAAGAGTTTCCGGAGTATTGTCTGCTTGACTAGCTTCAACGATCTCCTTAACAGGAACACCGGCTAGTTTTTGCATGCGTGTGAATTCGTTATTCATGATTTTAAAAAGCGCTTTTATATAAATAGTAGCTACAATTAGAAAAGGACCCTCGTTCGCTCGCCTATCCTCCTATATCAATATATATTATATATAAGAAAGTCTAGCCGAAAAAATTCCCTCAATGTAAAGGGTCTCTCAAAGTCTTGCCGAAATCCAATATAATCACTCTAAAATCTTCAAAGGCAGGTGTGAACACTTATAGACCCCGTCATACCCGTACATCCTAACGTATCCTACTTGTACAAACATATCACCGCCGACGATGAAGAAACTTGAGATGGGACCGTCTTGGGTCTTATCACCTATAGAGAAAATCTTATTATCAGAGAGTCTACGGACGGACTTGATCGGGCCAATACCATCTACGGCTTTATCACCGTCTGACATCAGATCGAGTATCTTCCAGTCCCTGTTCATGTCTCTGTTTTATAAATAAAGGAGATCCCAAGAGGATTAGTCCTGGGATACTACCAAAATATAGTTTTATATATTACTTATTAGTTTTTAGATTTTTCAAAAATCAAATTAACACCAATCAATCCAAAACAAGTACCGAAGGCAAAACTTGCCAACAAGTCCACGGCATCAATACCGGTATTAGACAACAACCCGAAGATAACTCCTACTACGGCCAACTTTAAATTAGTCTTCTTGATAGACTTAACGGCATTCTCATCCTCTTCTAAGTTCATCATACGATTAGCTCCTAAGATCATTCCTGATAAGAACAAGAATCCTAAGAAAATAACTACCTGACCTTTAGCTAATCCAAAGATTGCTAATACTGCTAAAATTACTGCTACTACGTTTAAATTTACTTTTTTCATAACCTTTTTATTTATTTCTTTATTATAATATAAAGATACGAACTAAAATCCTAATAGGCAACTTTTTCTTGAAAAATTTCTAAATCTCTCCCGGTCCCGAAAGTATCCTTATAAGATAATAGAGCATTCAAAGCCGTATCATAAGAGATCCTAAAGAATTCCCTTGAAGATCCCTGGTCTGAATCTACTCTATAGTCGGCAAATTGTCTATGAAGGGCATTCTCAACCTTAAAATCATTAGTCACCGGAAGAGCAACCCTGAGATCCCATTCTGATAATACACCGGCATTGTTAATTCCCTTAATTCTCTGTATAGGATTAACAGCCTTACCTATCTTAACAAGATCCGGATAGGCTTTATTGGTTAAAATATAAACATATTTACCTTTAGGTATTTCCCTACTACGACCTTTCTCGGAAAGACGGGCAAATAAGTTTGTCCAAGTATAAGAGTTACGTTCTTTATCTACATTAGTTAGGACACTAATCTGGAATTCTACTTCAATAAACTCTAAGAGATTATCTAAATCTACATGAGGATGCTGGTAGGTCTTTTCTTTATAGTTGGATGTCCAATGATCTACCGATGGATGAAAGTCTAGATTCATACCCGGCTGGGTACCGCCTGGATAGTAAATCTCTAATAGACCCTGGTCTTCAAGTTCCAAAGCCTGTTCTAATGATAATTTATGTAGTCTCATAACCTTTTTGTAAAGATACGAAGAATAAGTTAAATAAGCAACTATAAATATATACCCCTTATACAAGAAAATTAGCCGCAGGATGCAAACAGGTCTAGCTACGAGCGAGCCGTATACACTCTATAGTGATAATAAGTACACTTGTATTGAGTACCTACTACTACCTTACTACATACCTATACCGTACCTATACCCTCTCTATCTCTGTCTTACTATATACATACTATGTCCGGGAGTAAACCGTAGACACAGAAAGAGCCGACCGTAGCCGACTCCTGTCCTATATTGTTATTATGGTTTATGATGCTGGGATTCCTGTTTCTTGTTCTAACAGATCTAAGGTTACATCTCTCAGGCTTTCAAGTTCAGATTCTAAT